ACAAATGCACAAGGATACAGCACAGAGATAAAACAGCCTGTCTATCAAAACCTTTACCGGCAAGAGAGTTTGACAATGTGATTGTTGAATCAATCGGTAGTAAGTTTCACAGAAGTTGAGAGAAGAAGTTTCATAGAAGCTGAGAGAAAGTTTCATTAAAGTTGAGAGAAGTTGTTTTATAGTACACAATTTATAGTTTAAAAGTTCTTATAAACCAACTCCCTCACCTGTTTATTACCTTCTTTTGCTGCCGAGTAGCGTGTTTTTACTTGTATAACCGTAAATTCCTTGAAAATCTCCCTTGTCTCTGGTGTGTCATTGATAGATAGCAAGAATTTTCCTTTTATCCCTCTTAAAATCTCCGCTAATTTTTTAAAATCGTCTCTTTGCCAGTCATTACCATAGTATCCTTCACAGCCATAATATGGCGGGTCAAGGTAAAATAGAGTATCTGGGCGGTCATATCTGGCTATACATTCTTTGTAGTCTAAACATTCAAGGGTTACTCCCTCTAATCTTTGATGACACGCTAAGAGTAATTCTTCTATAGAGCGCACCGAAAATATTTTTCTGCAGTCTGTCGTACAGCCAAAACCTGGATTTAAATATCGTCCACCAAAACAGTTTTTGATAATATACAAAGTGCGCACGGCCCGCTGGATGTCGGTTAAGGCGTGTGGGGGTAAGGATAGTTGTCGGTAAAATTCTTCTCTTGATCTTAAGAGCCACTGGAAGTTTTTGATAAATTCTTCAGGATGATATTGCACAACACGATAGAGATTTATCAAGTCTTTGTGAATGTCATTAAGCACTTCTGTTTTAGAAGGTTGTTTTTGCCAGAAGACGCTCGCACCTCCGGCGAAGACTTCACAATAGCAGTTATGTTCTGGCATTAAGGAGATGATTTTAGGAGCTAAAAGGTGCTTTCCACCTAACCAGCGGATTAATTTTTTCTTCCGAAAGATCGTGTCGCCTCTCTGCCAACCTGTGTGTGTGTGTGTGTGTGTGTGTGTGTGTGTGTGTGTAAAATTCACGCCCATGCCGTCCCTCCTTTTCTAATAATGTCTTCTTTGACCTTACACTTCAAACTCATAAAAATTCACATTCGGCACTTGGCTAATGATTATGCCGTCTTTTATCAAAGCTTTATTGCCCACTTCTACTGCTGTTCCTCTTACTTTTATCCTCTCTCCTGTTTCGGTTACTATGACACTTGTGCCTTCATCTTGAAGGACATTCTCTACTCTTCCCACCAGCGTATATCCACCCACAATTATCTCTCTTATGCGCTTGAGGGCACTTGCCATCTTACTACCTCCACTGTTTGCGCTGTTTTTAACACTCCATTTTCTTCTCTCTCTGCCATTACTCTAACCGCTGATACTATTCCTTTTGTCGCTTGACCATCTATCTCCATTTCTATAATCTCTCCCAATCTAAGCAAACCAATATCAAATAGAGGTAAAATGATACTCGTTTTGTAAAAAGGGCCATTGCCCATACATAAGGCGTTTTTACCTCTTTCTAAAACAACTATTGTGTCTGTAAACAAATCATCTGTAATTTGTTCTAGCAGAGGCTCTCCATTTGTGCCTGCTTTTTTAACTAATGCGGATACACCATGCTGACTTGTCCCCACCACATAAACACCGTTATATACAGGTTGCGGAATAAATTGTTGTGATAAAGTTTTCATTACGCTAGGGGGGATACTTTTATCAGGCACTGCCCCTGCTAAGTTCCAAGTTTTGACTTTGTAGCGTTTCATGAAGTGGATGACCTTTTCTTTCATATCGCCAAACATTATAGCATCTTGTGCTTGCGCTATCCTTGCCAGTGCTCTTATGGGGGTATCTCTCAGAGAAAAAGCATTGGCCTTAATCAGCCAATCTTCTATCTGCCAATCTAATGTCCAGCCTGTGTTGGCTAAAATGTTTTCAGCCAACTGTTTAGCTGATGTGTCTTCTTCATTTAGATAAGTCTGCTTAAGGGCATACGGTTCATCCAATTCTGCTGTAATTCCTCTTCCTGAAACCGTAAAACTGTCAGAGGCAAAACTTCTGGTTTCATTCCATCTTTCAACATAAAAACGCCAGATGTATCCGTTGATATTTATCTCAATTTCTGTGGGCATAATACCAGTGGTTGGATTAATAGTTGGCTTAATTAAAGCAAGACCTTTTTTCCCCACTTCAAACGACAGACTCCAGCACCAGTTGCACCAGTTAAGAGAAATATCTATGCTTTTAGCAGGTATAACCGCATTATCGCTTACTCTTTTAATGCTGACAGTATTTTCCATTACATACACTCCTTGACTGGGAATTCTTTTTACATTATGCCAATTGTAAATTTGCCCATGCCTATAACCAGTGGGATATGGCCAATCAGAGCAAAGATATACATATTCTTTGGGGTCAAACCAGAAGTTAAAACCTATCCAAGCAAGCCCTAGAGGGCTATTTATCTTTGCTTTAGCTTGCAATTTCTGGGCATTGAAATCTGCCATGTTTTAATTTCCTTATCTTATTAGGCATCCAGTTTGGCGCTGGTTCTTGCATTTCAAAATTCACCTTATCCCCTCTGGCTGGCAAAATAGGATACCACCTACATGGCCTTACGAAATATTTTTCTCCCCAGCTAATTTCTTTCTCTACATCCAATCGCTTTGCATTTTTAGCAATAAAATAGAAAAACCTATCTAAGTCTTCTCCTTTCTCAAAATCCACCTCAAAAATTCTATCTAAAGGCATTCCTATTTTAGCCTCAAGGTAGCGCATAACATCAACTAAAGGCAAATCTTGCCACCCAAGCATATAAAAACTTTCATTGGCCACCCCCCTAAGGGCACGCACCGTAAGAAATTTGTCTATGCCTGTAAACGCCTCAAAAACAAAAAGGCTACTTTTATCTTCAGCCTTAAAGCCTTTTGCGCATAAGTCCTTTTTAACATCCTTTCTATCTGCCATTTCAAAGGCTATTTGTCTGCGTATATCCTCCGTTCTATTTGCTTCTTTAAAAAGTAAGTGTTTTTTAACATCTCTCTTTTTTGCCCTTTGCCAGACAATGGTAGGCATTCCCTGCTTACGATAAGGCTTATACCAATCTGGCAGTCTTTCCACAGAAAAATGGCTCTTACTACAGGCAGGGCTTAATTGGTTAAACCAAACTACAGGATCAGTGTAAATTTTAAAAACAGGCAAACATGTCTCAGCCGATAGCCTTTTAAGTCCTAGCACATAAACTCTGCGTATATCAGCCAAAAGGTCTGTTTGCGCGCTAGCGGATTTAAGGCAAACGGTATAAAGCCTGCGCACATCAGCTCTTAAAAAAGTTTTAGCCTTTAAAGACTGGGCAGAAAAATTTGTCAAAATTCCTAAAACAGTCTGTCCAAGTTGCGTTAAGTCCTTTAAGGCTTGGCTGTTAAAAACAATTTCTTGTGTGCGGTCTTCTAAAACAAGCTCAAAATCAACCTTATTCCCTGCGACTGGACAATAAACCTGCGCAAAACCAAAATTAACAAGCTGAACAACTTTTGGTGAGCTAATGCTTGTGCCTGCACGCAGCCCTTGAAGATGAATCTCCCCTGCCTGAATAACAACCTTTTGTAAATGCGTCTTAGCAGATAGAGGTAAGAAATCCGCTACAAAATGGATGGTATCATCCGCTAGCTCAAACCAAATGGCATTGCCAAGCGGAACAAAAGAAACGCCTAAATCAAAATTGGCAACCTCTCCCGCCACTAGCTCAAAATTGGCTGTCGCGGCAGGGCGGGTATTTAGATCAAAACAAATGCTCTTACCTACAGGTGGGGAATACCACATTAGGACGGCAACTCAATTTCATAAACAATTTCTGTAATCCGTGCTAATGCGCCTTCAATAAAATTTTGCGACGTATTAGGCACGGTGACAAGGAGAAGTTCCCCAGTGGCTGTATCCACAATGCAGGCAAATTTTCCTTCTCCTTCGCGATAAACAACCACATCTGTCTTCGTAGCGGTAGTAATCTTCCGTCCGCCGTCGTTTGTAAATTCTATACTGTAATCACTAGGCGTCATCTCTACCGCACACAAAGTGAAATTTTCATAACACTCCCAAACAACCGTGCCATCACTCACTGTTTGACCAGCCGCGGTTGGCCAACTTGGCTCTGAAGTGCCTGATGTGCCTGCTTGTATGCACACATACACAAATCCATTGCGACTAGTTGGTCTTACAACCTCTCCTTCCTGATACTGCGTCTCTGCCTGCCACTCTTCTGGATCGCATGCTTGATAAAAATGAGTAGGATTTTCCAAACAAATAGTCATCTGATTGCCGTTCTGTTTAATATGCTCAAGTGCCTTATCAAGGACGCTATACTCAACTCGTTTGTTTATAGCGACCCAGTGGACTTCATTATCTATCACCTCTGCTCCTTGTGTCTGTGGCCAGCTTGGCTCTGCAGAGCCAGACATACCACTATTTAAAGCCATATACACAAAGCCATTTGCACTGCTTGGTCTCACTTTATCGCCTGCGCTATAACTTGTATTTGCCTGCCAGACATCCGGGTTTAAGGCCATTTCATTCCTCCTGCCATTGTTCTTCTACCAAAACTGGCGTAAGAAAATCATATACCTTTGCGTTATACACGCCATCTAAATCCCGACAACATACTAAAAACCGCCTTTCCCACTCATCTTCTTTGTATCTAAATACAGGCATGACAAAACGCCAATATCCTGTATCAGCACGGGAAAGGACAGCTCCAATAATGACATTAGTTTGATTGTCAAGAATTAACAAAAGGTTCTGTGCAGGAGCACCTTGTTCAGTAACATACCCTGAAAGCTCCCTATACCTACGCACGCCAAGACCAATAAACTTACTATCAGCATATAGCTTTGTAATCGGCATTACTGCCAATCCTCCTCTGCTAGAGAAATGACTGCCGCTTTGTCTATAGTCATTACCAAAATATAATCCTTACCGCCTACAGAAAACTCATAAATAAGCCTGTCTAAACTGATACTTTGTGAAACAGTATCTCCAAAAAGAGAAACATATAGCGAAGGCAGGCTATTTAAGGAAACATATGCACCATACGCTTCTCCTACTATTGAGTGCCTGCTGTTTTGGTTATAGTCGAAAGCCTCAGTAGACTGCAACTTTAACTTTTCTAAGACCAATCCTACATCCTCAATATTTCCCCATACAGTATAATAGCGGGTGCTCCTAATCATACTATCCCATATCTCACTCCGATATCCGGGCGAAGTCGGAATTTCAAAAAGGGTTTGGTACTTCCAGAAAAGGCCATCAGGTGAGAAGAGACTATCCTCTGCACCAACTATGTTAGCGCTATAAAACTTATCTTGAAAATTGCTACCCCAGTCATCATTTCGGCATGTCGCAATTATTCCCGGATAATTCACAACGCCATACGGTTTATAATCCCCAAAGCAAAAAGGAAAAGCACATAGCACCCACTTCTGTGGGTCATTTATTACCATCAAAAATGCCCAAACCGTTCTTGCGTTGGCTATCACTAACCAGGGCACAGTGGAAGAATAAGATCTGTGATTATAGAAAGAACTTCCTTGTGTATCATGCTCTTGCCAACCATCTGTTGCCAAAAGCTCACTGTAAGCATTATTTCGGCATGGCTGTCCGGTAATATGATCAGGCGTAAAATCAAGCCCTGTAATATTGATTCCGCCAGAAGTAAACAAAGTAGTGCCATCCTTTCTAAAGCGAAAATAAAGCCCACTGCCTTCAGACGGACTATTTCTCAACACCCAGACAGGCTTGCCATTGCTATCATTACCCTCTAACTCCAAACTCCAACCAGCCGGTTGTTTATCACCATAACCCTCAACAAGGCACTTTTTTAATACATTCACAAAACCCCCTACCCAATCCTCACTATTAATTTGGGGGGCGTCTGTATCTGTGGACTTATACACAATTGGTGCTAAACTCATCCTTTTTACCTCCTATCCCGTATCTCCTCTAATTTGCACTCTAAAACTGTCATCATCAGCGGTTGGGTCGCCGATCAAAATGGTGCGCACAATCCAAATAGGAAAGTGCGCACCAGTAGTATTAAAACGCAAAACATTATTTGTTCGCCACCCACTTCCCCAGCCCTCTTTGCGGATGCGAAAATACGGCACACCTGTTGCGGGATTAATAGGGGCACAGTCCTCAGTCGTAAAACCTGTCGCTATCTGGCCAACTGTCTCACCTACGACCTTAAAAGCCGTCTCACTTGTAAAAATAATCGCCCATCTTTCTTGAATCGCCCCTTTATTCGTTATCTCTATGGGATAATCCACAAGGTTATAATTTGCCGTGCAGGGGTCCCCTATGCGTTCATCACTCCACTCACCTGTCCAGTTTTTCTGGTCAAAAACATTATATACCCTCGCCTGCAAATCACCCATCAAAAGGGCTGAAGAAACATATGTAAAATCCGTATCATAATCATGCTCAAGCGGTTGTATTAACTTAAGTGTGCCGTCTATCTGCACATCAACTAAAAGTCTCATATCTTCTCTGCGGTGATATGCAATTAAAGGCTGTTCATATTCAGACAAATCAAGCGGATCAGCAAAAGTAATCGTTCCATTCTCTAGGTCCACCTCATACAAATTTCTGTTTATATACTTCCCCTTCTGGTCAAAAATATCTACATAACTTAAATTTCCTCTTCCCAAATCATAAGTTTGGCCTGCTGATACTGGATTAGGAAGTGTTGTCTCCTGGATGTTGTGAATTACTACCACATCGCCTTTTCTAAAAATAGGCACCCTGCCATCTACAGGTAAACGCAAAGGATTTAAGCCTAAAATAGAAGGATCAAGCGGAATAAACTCAATCGCCACCGCATTATACTTAATGCTATTTAAATATACCTCTATAGGTTTTAAAACCTGTCCATTCCTCACTCTTGTTTCATCGTACCACCACTGACTTCTTGCGGCTTCATCATCAGGCACCCACTCGCCAAACCACAAATCACAAATTCCTGTCTGCCAGTTGATATGCCCATAAACACCATTGCCGTTTATTTCACCACTATTATCCGCAATCACTGATACCAGCTCCCCTGTATCCGCGCGCGTAAAAAGCAGCTGAAAACTACCTATCTGTAGCGGTGCCGCACCGGTAACAAAATGATATTCGGTTGTCGTTGGTGGAGAAAGCACGATCACCAGACTTTTAATCGTAAGTGGGTCATTTTTTACCCCGCTAGGCCATATATCTAGCTCTACTTTAGCACCTGTATAATCCACCGTTCCTACCCTCTCCCCCATTACCCCAGAGGCAGGGTTAATTCCCTGATATAAACTCCCTTCTTTATCTATATAATCTGCTTCTCCAATCCTTAACCACAAGCTCCGCTCTACGATTGTCTCTGTTTGTGCAGAATGCAGAATGGTCGCTAGTTTATAGTCATTAATCTCTTCTGTCATACCATTTGCGGTATCTGCCCCTATATATTTAGCGGTAAATGTAGGATTTCCATCACACGTATTATAATCTGCTGGAGCGTTATAAACCGTGTGCACAACAGGAGAACATCTAATAAACCAAACCCAACCCAAAACATCCTCCCAACAGGTCTTACCGCGAACTTTTTTTGTCGCGATTAAAGTATGTTTCTTAGAAAAAGTTACGCGTCCGTTTTGATAAATAATAGCGCTATGCGGGTCATTTAAAAAATGTCCTTTACCATCATCTTTTAATTTAATCGTTACCTGCGAAGGTTCTATACTAATGACATTACCATCCTTAACAGCTTGTGCCGGAAACTCAAGCTCAAGGCTTCCTGGCACAATCGCATGCGCAAGCGTCATGGTCAGTGTGCCATCACCATTGTCTATCAACTCGCTATAAGCTTGTGTTTCTTCATACCGCTCTCCCTGATGATAACTAACCGTAATGGCCGTGCCTGCATCAGGAAGATAGTTGGGATACAATTTAATCTTTCTAGTCACATAATGTATCTCACCTATGCCATCACCACTTAAATTACCTTTGCCATCATCCGTAACGGTCTTTGTCTCACCATTTGCGGTATAACTAATGCTGATTGTGCCAGGTGTTGCCTCTTGTGAAAAAGAAAGCTCAATAAAAAGCTTCTCTGCTGCCTCTCCACCTTTACTTTCAAACGCAAGGTCTGTCCCCCAGCCAAAAATAACGCTACTACCCACATCAGGCAAAGCTCCAAGCGTTACATTAAAAACACCTTCTTCATAATCAATTGTTCCACTCCCATAAGCAGGCGACGCCCCTTTGATCGTCCCATCTCCTTGATCCCACAAAGTATACCAATTACCCTGCGCCAGGTATTTTACAAAAAACGACCCAGGTTTGGGGAAAGGCCTAATGCTTCTTGTAAAAACTGTGGTTTGCGTTTCAAGAGTAATCGGATAGCAAATCGTGTAACAACTCCTATTTGGCAAAACTGCAGGTATGGCTTTAACGGTGATATTTCTTTCTCCTATATATAATGCAGGCATAGAAACAATGCCTCTTACATAATCTATGCTGGCATTTTCACACTGGCCTTCTCCATTATCATTGGTCCAGGAAGCGTAGCCTTCTATCCAAATTTCTACTGAACCAGGCAAAAGAGAAGTCAAACAGTGAATATCAATCGCCCTGTTTGTGTCAAAACGACCGCTTGCCACCACCTGCTTTTGCCCATCAGCTCTGCCAGCAACAAAATCGCCAAACGGTATCGTTGCGTTACGATTAGAAAGGGCATCAGCACTCTGGGCACATGGCACAAGTTGATGAAAAATGCTTTCTACCTTGACTACACTATCCCCTACCTGAGCCGGTTCTACCAGTTTAGATATCCCGTAATACTTAGCGGCATCAGCGACAAGCGTATTGTAAAAATAGGTGTCGATAATCGTTTTGTTCCTTTCTTCATGAAAACCCTCATGTTCATATTGAATTGGCGCCCAAAGCGTAAGCTCTATCTGGCGCACTTTGGCACTGCTATCTTCTTTTTTTATCTTGACTTTTTGGATTTTTATGTATTCCCCTTTACTCCCATCTCTTTCTTCTATATACAAACAGGAATTTACCGCTGGCAATTCATCAGAAATGTTTTGTTCTACAAGCAACTGCTGACAGCCAGCCACATGTTTGCCCATTAACTTATATGTCGCTAGCCTATATCCTTTGACCACATACTGTTCTACCCGATCTACTGCTTGTCTTCGTGTATCTGTAGAACTCTTTGTGGTGAACATACAGCACTTCACATTTTTATCTACTGCTGGTTTTGTGATAATAATATGCGCCCCATAATAAGGATTATCATTATCCGTCATAATAGCTGGAAAAGCCTTGCGCAGCTGCACACGCCCATAAGTGCGGTCAAGCCTGCTCACATCGGGAAAAAGATTATTCAGTTCACCATCCACAACCTCATTTCCAGTCATCCGCCCGCCACCTTCATCCGTATCATCTAGCCTCTGCGACTTCATCAGCTTTATATCCTTATAAAAGATGGCCATGTTCTTAAACCTCCATGAGTCTGATTATTACTTCACAAAATCTGTCCAAATTAGGAAAAACCGCACGGTAATCAATTGCCCCTTCAGCATAGCGAAACCGCACCTGAAACTGCCGCCCGTCTGCTAGCGTTAGCGTCATGGTCTTACCTGCATCCATCATGGCTTGAAGTTTGCTAAGCTCTTCTCTTGTCAGCCAAACATTACTCCCACCCCGCAAAGTAATGGGACGGCCTTTTAATTGGGTTGCGGTCTGAATTATCAAAGCACCATCAAGTGCTACCTCTACCTTCTCTTTCACCTTTGTCCACAAAAACTCATCCACCCACTCAAGATCCGCTGGCAAATCCACACTTAACTCTCCATTATCAAGCCTCATGCATCTATGCTCCTACAGCCTGCATTCTTTCTATCTCTGTAAGCAGTGATTCCACGGTGCTTTTATTGCCTGTTAAGGAAAAACTTTTATCATTCAAAATCAAATTCAAATTCACTGTCTCCTCTCCGCCTACCTTACCTCCCATCCTAAAACCTTGAGGTAAAGCCGAGGCATTCATAACCTCTTGTATCTCTTTGGCATGGGCTGAAATTTGCTTCTTCCACCACCAATCAAACTGTTTATACCAGCTATCAAAGGTCTGATTCCAACCACCTAATGCTCCCCAAGCACTATCCATTGCCCTTTTTAGCTTGCTATATACCTTTCTTGCCTCGGTCATCTCATCGCCAAGTAAATTCACAGGCCACCCAAATTTCCCCTCTCTTCCTGTTTTTTCATCTCCCAAAAAGCCCATACCTATCGTATAATTAACGACCAGTTCTTTTACTTTTTTCAGTTGATCAGCTACTCTCCAACCTCCTACCATTCCACCTAAAGCAAAACGCGGTAAAACCTGCACAGGCACTTTCAAACTATTTAAAGCCTGCAAAAGCCGCACACCATACTTAACTACCGCCTCTTTGCGCAAAACAAACTCCCCTGGCTCTAACAGAGCAGGCACAATATCACCACCGCCATATCCCGAAAGCTTCCCCCCACGCTGTAATCCTACCAAACCACCAGCTTGATGCGCCTCTTCTGTCTTTTGCACAATCGTTATTGTCTTTACGACCGGTTTTTCCAAATCCGCTAAAACAGCCTTGACTTGCTCTAAATTAGGCAAATCCAACTCAATCTTCTTTCTTGCGGTCGCTGTAATTTGTGCCATCACACTTTTAATTGTCTCTGCCCGCTTTTTAAACTCCTCAAGCTGTGCTTGCGCCGAACCCTTTTGTTTATTTAAAATCTGCGTTATCACACCATCTGCCTCTTTCACGCCCTCAATCGCCACTTGCGTTGTCTCTTCCAGACTCTTTACCACGATTGTATGTCCATCTTCTGTTTGCTTTGTTACTTCCTGTGCCAGCTCTGCATACAGTCGTTTTGCCTCTTCAGCAAACTTTTTTGCCACTTCATAATTACCCTTTTCAAACTCCTCTTTCGCCTTAGCGATTTTCTCCTCTGCTTGAAGCCTCTTATCCTCCCACGCCTCTTCCTCACTCATTGTCTGACGACGCAAATTGCGAATTAAGTCATCTGTTGACTCATGCTCTTGCCGAATCAGCCCCTCATAATACTGCACCTTCTTCGCATACTTCTCTATCCCCTCTTGCGCCTCGTTGTATGCCTTTTTAAGCTCCTTTTTAAACTCCTCCACATCCCTAACCACAACTTGCAAAACTGGATGTGTTTTCTCCATTGCCTGCTTGATACCATCACTAGAGGACTTACCACTTGCCTTAAGCTCATGTAAGGCTTTTATAATTTCCTCTACCTTCTTCCTATACTCCTCTGCCTTCTTTGCATTCTCCTTGCCTTTCGCTGACTGAAAAGGCAAAAGACCACCAAGCATTGCGTCATTAGAAAGAAGCTCTGCCTCATTTGCGAGGTTTGTGTAATACTTCATCGCCGCAATCAAATTCTGCTTATATGCCTCGCGTTCTTCCTTACTTAAATTTAAAAGCTTCTCTTTGCTTAAAATCTGTATATCTGCGGCAGACTTATATTGCTCGGCTGCTTGCCGATACTGGGCAGCCATTTGTTTATTTTCCTCTAAAACATCATGCAATTCCTTCATCTCCTTAATCAATTTTGAAAACTCATAACCTGCATAAGCAACTGAAATTACAATTCCTCCTGCCACCGCCGCCTTTGTTGTTAAAGTAGCCTCACGCAAAGCGGTCATACTTGCGGTAGCCTTACGCAAACTTAAAACCGCCCCCTTAAGGCCAAAGACAACCTCACCCAATCCCATCTTCCAGACCGCAAACGCACCTGCACTTGTCGCTAGTGTTGCCAAAAATGCTTTCGTTGGCCCATCTGTCTGATTTATCATCTGTGTCAACTTCAGCAGAGCCTCACTTGCAGGCAACAAAGCATTCGCTACCAAACCTCCCAACTCAATCGAAAGTTTATTAAGTGTATTTTGCAAAAGTTTAAGCTGATTTTCTGGTGTATCCTTCATTTTGTTATATGCCTCTTCCATTGCCCCTGTCGCCTGGCCCATCTCCTGCAATGTCCCTTCAAGCTCTTTAAAATTCTGCATCAACGAAAAAACCGCCTTCCTTGCCTCGGCATCCGGTATGATCTTACCCAAAAGATCTGGCCTATCTGCATACTTAGTTAGCTCTTTTAGCGTCGGAATAAGCCCCTTCCACTCAATACCAAGCTCCCCCATAGCCTTCTCGGCCTCTTTGGAAGGCATCACCAAATTCCTTAAAGCACTGTTTAAAGCAGTAACTGCTAGTGGTGTTCTAATACCAGCCTTTGTCATCGTCGCAATAGCCGCAGATACTTCTTGGATACTTACCCCTGCTAATTTGGCTGTAGGCAAAACCTCACCTATATATGTCGCAAGCTCTGGAAAAGTCGTAACTCCCTTTTTCACCGTCATAAAAAGCGTGTCATACACCTCTTTTAAATGCTCTACCCCTAGCCCATACGCATTCAAAACACCGATTCCCGCCTGCACCGCTGTCTTTGTATCTGTTACTCCCGCAATCGCCGCCTTTGCCGACAACTCTAAAACTTGCACGCTATCTTTTAATTTCACACCCGCACTAATTATGTTGTATTCGGCACTAGCCAGCTCACTGGCACTCTGGGGAATTTGGGTACTCAAATCAAGAATACTCTCTTTAAGACGCTCAAACTCTTGCGCTGACACATTCACAAGGGTATGCACCTCACCCATGCGTTGTGTCCATTCACTATAGGCAGAAAAGCTCTTCATCAAGCTATAGCCAACACCAGCCAAAGCAACCAGTCCTGCCTTTGCCCTTTTCAGACTATTTGTCCAACCGTTTGTTTCTCTCCTTAACTCTGTTATCCTCTCTCTTAAGTTTGCTTCGGCCTTATAAAGTTCAAGTGCACTAATACGCCCTTCTTTATGTGCCTGCTTTAACCCTGCAAATGCCCTCTCTAAATTGGCAATTTCCCTGCGGACATCTACTAAAGGCTTAACACCAAGAGCTTGCCGAAAGGCATTAATCTCCCTTGTTTGCTCTAACTCACGCTTAAGCCTGCCATACTCTTGCCCCAAATGTGAAACAGAAACACCAGCTTGAGTGAGCTCCTTGCGTAAGTCTGCAAGTGCTTTTTGGTTATTAAGAAAGCTTTGCTTGGCCTCTTTCGCCCTCTTCTTTGCCTGTTCAAACTCTCTAGCTAACTCTTTCGTGCCACTTTCTCTAAAAGCCCTTGCCAGACGCTTTACCTCTGCTTCAGCCTCACGCCATGCCTGCTCAGCCGCCTTCGTCTTCTTCTTAAGCTCTTTAAACTCATCAATAAGACGGACTAAATCCTCTTCCTTTGCTTGAACCCCTATCTTAATACTGACTTCAAAGCCTTGACTTCCCATGGCCTTTGTAGCACACTTAAAACATGAAAATTGATGCTAAAACTCTTTTCACATACTGGCTTATCCTTGTTGAAATCCTCTTTTTAACTATGCTCATCGCTCCCAAACCGTTGCGAGAAAAAGCGTCTTATCTCCTTTCATGCCTGCTGTCATGGTCATGGCAAGGACTGATCTTAATGGTCTTTTTAACCCTGCTTGGCGCTCTTCTTTTGTTCATTTTGTCGCTCATCATTAAGTAAAACTTTAATGCCCTTTCATCAGTGCGGCCGTCTCTCTCACCATCGCGGTAAAGATAGAAACAGGATAACTCCAAGCATTACTGTGGCCTGCTAAAATCAGCCAGCAGACCACACGCTCTATTTCTCTAACAATCTCTTGGCAGCTTCGGCCAATCTCTTGAGAAGCCCGCTCAAAAAAGGGTTCACTTCTTTAAACACAGAAATCAACTGCTCCATCTCTGACTGCGTAAAATGCTCAAACTCTTCAGCACTCAACCCCGTGCTCATAGAAAGCACAATAGCTGGGACATCTGGGAAAAGAAGCTCAATTACATGCGGCTCTTTCCTCTTATCTATCTCCTCTAAAGCATTTTTTACCTCTCCAATTGTTAACTCTTTCACTACTACCTCTTTATCCCCTATGGTAGCCTTTTTTTGCTTCCGCATCCCTTACTCCTTCTTTGTTACTTTCCTTCTCAAAGTGTGGTATAATTTTAAACTTCTTCATACCATTCAAAAGGCGTCTCTCTGCCCGCAGGTGTTACCAATGTCCCTGTAAAACCAAGCTCCATAAAATCATTAGACAAAAAATCAACTTCCTTATCCGGCTGAAGCACAACATGGTAAAACTCAACCTTGCACTTCTTGCCCGTAGTTAAATTCTTACCAAAAAGCCGCATCGCTCCCTTAACCACCGGCCGCTTAAGTGTCTTAACCCGCTTCCAAGTAATCGCATTAAAATCATAAGATACCCTCAGAACCTCTCCCTCACTTATAGCGCCATTAGAGATTGCCTTAATCATGCCAAGCCCGTAGTGAATGACATAATCTTTACCCTCCTCATAAGTTTGTGAGCCGTCTTCATCTTTCACAACGACAGAGCCCTCGGCAATATTTTGCTTAGAAAGCTCCACATAAACCCCAAGCTTGGCGGTTATCTCCTCATCACTAACAGAACCAGAACCCTGAGAAACATCCTCTGATTCTTCTCCTAAGAAGACCATTGCAAGATCTTTTGGGCGAACTGAGTCAAAGCTAAGCTTAATCTCAGGTGGCTTGGGAATATAAACGGTATCTAGTGCCTGCCCATAAGTGTTTGGCATCTTGCTGATACGCTCCTTCTTCTCCATCGGCAAACTCACCGCACACACAATCACATTTCCCTCATCTCCAAACAGTCGCCATCCCGTCGGATTTCCCTCATCGTCAAACCGGTTAAACCAGCCCTCAAAGGCTAAAAGCTTTCCTCCACTCATGCTTAACCTCCTATTACTTTTGCTGCAGTTTCAGCCAGAGGCAAAAGATAACTACTCACTAAAAAGTAAAAGTTTGTGTTGCCATATTGTGCCTCCTTAATAACTCATTTTTAAAACGGCCACTTCTTTATTGAAACAGTGCAAAATTCCAAGTTCGTCACCAGCACAAATACAAACTTCTTCCCCTCCATCGTCATAAATCTCTACAACACCATTAGAACACCTATACCATCCAATCCAAATAGCATTACCTTCCTTATCTGCAAGTATAACATTAGCAGCTGGTGAAGGTCCTACAATGCTCTCTTCAAAAATAACTACATAATCAGTATCATTTAATCTCCATTGTGAACCTGAAATCGTACTCCAACAAAAATTATTCGCAAAAGACGCAGAAGAAAAACATACAAATACTACAACCATCAACAAACCTAAATAAAGCTTTTTCATCTTTCCCCTCCTTTATATAACTTTCTTATGTTTATAATGATCTTTCCCAAATAATCTCACTGCCCAATACATAACCGATCTTTTCCACCAGGGCACACCCAAGACCTGCATCCCCTCTAAAAAAATGCGGTCGCATTTCTTACGACTATAACAACCCTCACGATAACAAAAATCATGCACCACCGCTGCTTTCCCATATCTGCCCCAGGGTGGCAAAAGCCACCAAAAGGCTCTGGGAACAGATGCAAAATCTGTTACAAACCCAGCAGGGACCTTAATTGCTTGCCGACCATTTTCATCATCAAAATAAAACTCAAAGGGCTCTACTAAACGCCATCTCCGACCATCTTCTAAAGGCTCTACTATGAGAGGAGTTGTAAAACTGCTCATCTCTATAACACTCCACAAACTACTACTTGCTCAGATGGTGGGTTAACTAATAATTTTTGTGGCATATCCTCTAAAACCATCTTCTCCATGCCAAATCGCTTTTCAGAGCAAAATTCTATTTTCTTAAACGCCGGCACCTCTCCCCCATACTCCACCCTTACCTTCCCGGCGGTAACTAGGTTAAGTGGAAACTGCTGAATGCGGTTATTGGTATAATCAGCCACCAGAATTTTATCCTCAATAACTTCTACCCCGGTTGGCTGGCTAAATCCCCCAGGGGTATCGGGATTGCCGTCATAATCTTCCCACTTGTGAACCCCTAAATAACCAAGCAAATCGTGCGTCTCCATAGAAAGACAGGCCACGACACTCGGACCATCAGCGGTCAGATATATCTTTTCATATCCTGCATCCACCACAAAATCTCTTATATACAGATCTCCCACATTCAGTCCGGACGTCTTTGAAAAAGAAGTCTTATAAGAAAAGTTGCCTTCAGCCTCATCATACTCAAACACCGCAATCAAATTCCGATCGTGATACCCTACCCATAGCTCCCACTTCTCATCCGGCCTTTGCACCATCCTAATTGTCGTTGGATGACAAACATCGCCATTCCAAGGGTAACCATCTCTGGCATACTTAAAATGCACTTTTACCAGACTGCCATCTTCTTTTTTGTGTTCTGAAATAAAACCTGCGTTTGAAACAGCCCCTTGAGGCTGGCCATAAAAACAGGCCACCAGCACATTACCGTTAGGCAACACCGCTACATCATACGGGTTATACAGCCTCCCATCTTCCGGTACTCCCGTCGTGCCATCCCCAAAAAGCCAGATCTTTTCTCCCGTCTCTCTATCATAACACCCAACCCTATGCCTCCAATCAAACGCCAAAAAAACCTTGTCTTCGGTAACGGCTATCCCCCTTGGATAGACATACCTATTGGGATATGTGTCGCTAAACTCACCCCACTCACCAAAATAGCCAATGAAAGAGAAGTTTTGGTCAAACCTGGCCACGCACTGATAAAGGGAAACCACCCAGATTTCATCATCCACTCTTCTAATTCGCCACGGCCTATTTGTCAGACCATCAAGTCTTTGCGCAAGCACCGTCCCTACCGGCACCTTCCATCTAAACTTACCCTCAACCACTTCAAAAAGATCGTAATCTTTATCTTTTAGCCGTAATATGGCATAATCTCGCACTCTTTGATTTGCCCTTAATTGCGCAATCTCATTCAAGCCATCCTCAATCACATTTAGCGGGGTGCCCAAAAGCTTCATTGCTTGCTGGTTTTGTTTGAGGTCATTCAAAAAAGCCTCAATCATTACTTTACTCCTCACAGAGCGCCTTTACTTCTTCTGCCCCTCTAGCCTTTCAATTTCTTTCACAACCTCTGGCAAACCTCCCTTAAGTAGCGCTACCACAAGATTGTCATAAGGATTCCCACTTGCTTTTGCTCCTGTTTCGGCTAAGGGTAAAAGATAGCTATTCATTAAAATGACACCTTGCTTAATCTTCTCCATGTCCTTCATGGCAAACCTCCTCTTTAAAATACGCAAAATAAACTCAATCATTTCAGCCTTTTCCTTACCTCCGTCTCATACACTTGAAAGCCTCAATCATCCTTCATCCCTTCATCATTTAATTCTTTCTTTCAGTTCATAATCCTGTGCAAAAACTACCAGATTGGGCAAACTGCGTAATAATGATTCCTTTTTTAACTCAAGCACTCCACAGCCTTCTCCAGGAGAAAAATCCCAAAGCGCCTCTCTGACCTTTTCCAACAGCTCATACGCCCCCTGACGCCTCTTATCACCCTGCAAGCCTTCAGCGACAACCAGAATTGTCCATACACTTCGTCTTAAAAGAGAAAGATTTCGTCTTTCATATTCTCCCTTCTCATACACAACCAATGCCGCCGGTCTCTTCAAAACCTTGATTTCCGCAAACTCCCCCTCATATCCCTTTACTGTCTTTACCTCTGCTACTTTCTCTACCAGCCTATTTACAATTGCGTCTTCTATCTCAGATATGCTCATTCCCTTCTCCTCAGCTCTCAAAAACCCGTTAAACACGCTTTGTTTAATTTTAAGAAAACCTGTTTAATTTAAAGCTAAAATTAAACACTGCGTTCAACCCTCGTTTAATTCATGTTTAATGTCTTCTCATACAAAATCTCATCACGGCTAATGACAGCCAATGACAGCCGATTACAGCCGATTACAGACCACCCGTTTAATCGCCACGAGATTTGTTTAAAAACTCTTACCCCATATCCTATATACCCCCCAGGGCTAACCTTTTAATCTGGGGCATTCTGGTGCGAATTTTTACCATCTGCCTTATTCAAGATA